TCTTCTGTTACTTTTACACTAACCACTAATGTTCTCCAAAAATTTAATTTCTCGTGCATACCGCTCCATTCGGTCATAATCTTTCTGCTCCAGTGGTCGGTTTTTAATTCGTGTCAGATCAGAGTTGTGTTTGAGATCAGCCAGTTTCACTTGTGTTGCGATCGGGTTATTTGCTACTCGGTCTAAGTACACCTGCCTGTCTTCGCCTTTTCTGTGTGTGATTGCGTCCACGGCGTTCACTATGTAGATCGGAAACCCGACTGATTTAAGATCGCCCAGTGTAATGTGTGTATCCTCAACTACATCATGCAACCAAGCCACTGTTTTCTCGTCTTCCGTTTTAACAAAGGAAGCCACTGCTTTCGGGTGTTCAATGTACGGCTGTCCTCCTTTGTCCACTTGTCCATAGTGCGCACCCGTCGCAATTACTTGTGCAAGCCTAACGAGTTCCATTTTTCATCTCCCTCCTTTATTTCGTCAACGGAGATGTCATCAGTGAAGATTCCCGAGTATTCGCTATCTGCTTTCTCCCATTGGTTATTAGTCCACACGAACAGGCACACTCTATTAGAGTGTATCTCCATTTTCAGTGCGATTCCTGTTGTCTCTACTATGTAATACTTGGTGTTCATTGATTTTCCCTCCAATTATATTATATCACATAGGGTTGATATTGTCAAATTATTTATTACCAATAACTCCCAAACTTTGTGACATTCTTCGTACGATTAGTGTCATAGTTCACTTTCTTGATCGTTTCAATGTTTGGAGGTGACACGATTGAGTTCATATTATCGATCATCTTTTTATTTAATTCATCAACCCTCGGGTCGTTTTTATCAAGTTTTCGGACCTCTTCATATATCTTATGGTTTACACTCTCTTTAATGTCAATACTTTGCGGTGTATGATATTGCATCTCGATCACATATCCGCTCGGGGTTTGTACAAGCGTATTAACTCCTCGATATGGTACATCATGATCACCCATTGTATTTTTAACACGAATGGTCTTGAATCCACGACTTTCTAATTCTTTGGTGATCACATTGTAGTCTTCAACAAAATGTTCGGGTGGCGAGATATTAGTAAATCTCAGCGCATCGGCTGTCTTATCCGCCATTTTTGTTCTGAGTACAAATTGCTCCTTTCGGCTCAAAACCAGTCCATTTTCTTCGATCACTTCTTTTGTATCGCCCACAACTTTACGGAACGCACTATCGAAACTTTTATATTTAAAAGGAAGTCCACCGTCAACTGTACCATGACCCATACCTGCAACTTCTTGCAAAGTCTTTGTAACTTTATCCCTCTCGTCGATCATTTTCGCAGTTTGGGTTATTCCCTTTGTCATCTTCCAGTCGTTGTAGGTCAAATTTTCTACTGTATCTGGACCAAGTTTGTTAACAATTTTACCAGTCTCGTTATCTCTTCGAGAATAGATTGATGGATACTTCTTCACATTTGTTACCATTGTACAACGACAATTATACACCTCGGCAGGAGCACCACCTGCCTCGCCTGGATATTGAAGCCCATTCGAGAACTTACTATCAACTGGTACTCTCTCACCGTCAATGTCGGCGTGTGAATCACGAGTGTGTGAATCTAATGTTGCCATCCATTCTTTTTCAAGTTCGATACCAAGATTCTCAGCATCTTTCATTGATTGTTGTCTTCCTGCATTCTGCGCTCCAGTCATAGCAGTTCGAGCAAAAGTCTTCATCTTGTTTTCGTTACCAGTAACGAGTTTATCCGTCAATCGCTTCACAACTTTATCGAGACTTTCACCTTGAATTATTCCCTGTGTTACTGCGTTATTAACTTTCTTCTTGGACCAAGTATAATCTTTTGGCTCGTTGATCTTCCATTTTGGTAGAATTTGAGGGTCATTCTTAATAAGATTGGCAACTGAGTTAGCATCATATACACCAAATCCAAAATCGATTCCCGCGTCACGTTCAATTCCAAACGCCATATAATTTGCATTCACTGCAAATATATTGGGCGTCTCTCCATTGACCATGGCAACTGCAACTTGATTTGCATTTTGCACAGAATTGATCGCTGAATTACGCTTCGATTGCCATTGCTTCTGCTGAAACTCCTGTCCTTTTCGCCAGTTATCATACTGCTCTTGCGTAATCTCTCCGTTTTTCAGTTCTTGGAGGTGAATTTGTTCTTTAGCCGCAAACTTATCCTCGAAGTCTTTTAACTTTCGATTGATGTCGGCTTCGGCTTCTTTGTATACGACATGAATTCGCCGCTCTAATTTTTCGATCTCTTTTGTTGTGTAATCATGAGCAAAATCAGCCATTTATTTCCTCTTCTTACTTTTTCGTCTTCTTCCCTTTTTAGGGGCTTGGTATTCGGCTTGGAGTTTGTCAACCTCTTGGTAGTACTTCTCTTGGTAGAGTTCTTTCACCTGCTGTTTCTTCGCTTTGGTGTCTTCCCGCAACTGCTCGATCTCGCCTTTGAGCGATTCAACCAGTTCATCATCTCCGTCTTTCTTTGCCTGTTTTATCCGCTCTCTGATCGCTTTAACTTGATTCTTCAAGGCTTCGGCAATCTGTTTGTACACTTCTTTGCGCTCAGCCATGATGGTTTCTTTGACCTGTTCAGCAATAGCCTTACCCTCGTCAGAGAGTCCTGCGGTCGAACCTCTTTTTCTTCCTTTGAGTTTCCTACGTCGCATGTAGTATTCATGCGCTTTCACTGGGTCGTAATACTTTGAAGCGTAAGCCATATCAACCTCCTAATTCAGCAAGTAGAGCGTCGATTTCTGCATCAACGTCAAGGTCGCTGTCATCGTCGGGGAGTTCGTCTTCTCCCTCCTCGGGAATTTCCTCTTCTTCCGATTCCTCGGTTTCGAACATTCCCTCGTTTTCTTCCAGTTTCTTTTCAAGGATGTTCTGCACTTCGTCAATCGTGATAAACGGCAACTTGGTTAAAATTGTCTCCTCGTCAAGATAATCAGCCGCCGACAGAATCATCTCGGTCTGTTCCTTTTCGTTGGAAATTCGATTCCTTTTGAAAATAGGTGTGTCCTCGATTCCGTTCAGTGCAAGTATCTGCTGAACGAACTCGGTGATCTGGTACTCGAAATCGTCGGCTTCTTCATCGAGTGGCTGATAAGCCGCGTCAATGTGATCGTTCGTTGCACCTGCCGCAACAGTGTGTACATCAAGACCACCGAAATCTTCGTAGATTCCTGCTCTGATCTCGTCAAGATACTCTTTCCTTGCCGCGTGCGGAATTTCCTGCGTGTAAGGCGTAGCTTTTGAATTATCGGTGTCCACTACCGCGATATGGTTGATCTTCAACCGATCACGGAACTTGGCAAGATCGTTGTCATCCATACCACCACAATTTTCGAGAATCCAGTATATCTGAGCACAATCAGTGAGGTCGTTTGCAAATCCAGACCGAATGAGATCAAACGAATCGATCTTCTGTTGCATTCCGATAAGTGTGGATTGCTTTAACCTCGAACCCCAAAGCGGTACAATCGGCAAGGAACTATAATTTTCCTCTCCGACAACCTCTTCTCCATCAGCCTCCGATCTTGCGACTGTGATCTTGTATGGTCTCTTGGGTTGAACCTCCTCCAGTTCAATTCCAATGTTTGATTTGGACTTGTATTTTGTGTATCCGTCCTCCTCGTAGAGCACTGCGATCATCGGCTTCTGTGGGTCAACTCGCCAAAAGCGGATTCCCGCGCGGAGTGTACCATCGTCTTCATCCCAAAGCGGAACGAACTCCGTGAACGGGAAGACGTGCATGCGGTCCAGATTCCAAAATCCGAAACTCACTCCGTGAATGAGAGCGTCATACCCTGCATTCTTAAGATCAGTGTCGAATTTCGGACCGAGAAATTCTTTTGTTGTATCAACTGTTGTTACCTGTCCGTCTTCGTCCTCAATTTCCTCTTTATGGTCGGAGAACGAAACTCCGTTACCAAGGAGGTAAGTACACCTTTGGGTGTTGAGCCTGTGGAAGAAGTTGGAGGCAATTTTGTTGTTTGAGGCAGTAAAATCCTCCACAGGCGCACCCGTAAGGGAGAAAATTAGACGAACATAATTATTGATCGTTATATTCTTTTGATGATCATACTCGTCAGCATCTTGAGCGACCTTGTATTCGTCGCTGTTTATGTGTTTCGTGATCGCTGTTGTGATCGCTTCAATTGTGTCGGTTTCCGCGATAAAGTCTTGATAAGTGTACATTTTCTCCTCCTCAACCTAAAAGTGAACTATAATTACTGCTTCCTTTATAAATGCGCTTCGTATTGACGAAATAACGCATGGCATCCATTAAATGGTCAAATTCTTTTTTCGGTTTGTCCTCTCCGCTCTTTTCATCCCAAACATAGGACTGGGATTCGCGTTTCCAGTTCTTGCACCTGTTGTGCACTTTGATCAGCCCGTTGTTTATGCAGGTTGACGTACGCCGTATTCCATCGAGCACGCTGTTGTCCGCCTCTTTCGGCTTGAAGATGTCCGACTGGCGGAGCAGGGCAATGAAACTGGCGGCTGATGGGTCAACGATGACTGGAATTTTATCAAAATAATTAACTCGGTTGCCCCATACATCCGTTCCGTCAACGGCTCGATAAGGCTTGATATACTCAACCGCGTCACTCAACATATCAAGGTACTCGTTGTCGGTCTTTTGGATTCCAGTGTCTCTGCCCGAGTAGTAGACCTCGTTCGGAGCGTACCATACGCCGTTGCGCTTTTCCCAGATCAGAGCGGCGAATGGGTTTGATGTTCCGTAGTCCAGTGAGATCGCGTAGTCATCCGCCTTGCCGAAGAAATCCTCCTCGTACAGTGCCTTACCAAAATTCGGGTAAACAAGCCCCTCAGCTAGTGTCCACTTTCCGAGAATGTACCGATCGAACCAAACTCCCCCCGCATACTCAGCCTCCAGTGCTTTGACATATTCCTCGGGGAGGAACGGATTATCGTAGATCGTGTAGTTCTGACAGTAGATATCAACTCCTCGGCTTTCCGAGTCCAGAAATTCTTTGAACCAGTGGTTAGGACTGGCGGGGTTCGTGGTCGCATCACAACAGGACCACGGTAGGGAAAGTCTGGATTTTAGCATCTCGAAGACCTCTTGGTTTAGATCGGTTGCTTCATCGATCGCACAATAGGCGATCTCCGAGCCTCTGATCTTTGCGACCTGCCTTACGTTGTCCGCACCGATGCAGTAGACTTTTTCGTTGAGAATCTTTGCGAAGTTCTTTGAGTTGATCTCCGTGGCGATCGAATCTCCGTAGATATCTCGCATCGGTTGAAGGATGTTTCGCTCGATGTTGTCACGTGTTGCACCTAAGATCAAACGCAGTCCTCGTTTACCAGATCGCTCCATCAACCTTGTCGGAATACAGTATGAAATCTGGCAATGAGATTTACCAGATCGGACCGCTCCGCACGCCACGTTCCATCGGTGGTGCGCTTCCCTTATATATTCAGCCTGTTTCGGTGTAAGTTCAAAAGTTTGTTGCATTTCTCCTTGGCTCTTCCTTTGCTTTCCTTTTTAAAAAGGAAGTTCCACCCGCTTCAACATCCGAGAGCGCAAGGAAGAGGCTCTCCCGTGGCTCGACGATATATCGAACGAATGCTTCGTTTCCTTTTTAAAAGGAAGTGGAACTCTCGACAACCTCGATTTCCTTATTTCTGCCGCTTTCAGCAACCTCCTTCATCGCGATCAGTACGTTCTTAACTGCGTCGGTGTACTGAGTTTGTTCAAGAGGCTCTTGAATTGCACGCCAGTGCTGAGGGTCTCTATTATAAAGGAAATTAAGCATTGCCTTGACATCGGCAGGAACATGCTTTTTAACGACCTTGGTCGTTCGCATTTCTCCCTCAATAAGTTCACGGGTGATCTCCTCGTAATCATAACCAACGGCGCGGTTGTATAGAGACTGCTCCACCCGAGAAATTGTGACCTCCTTACCCTCGGCAAGAATGGTCTCCAGTTCGGGGTACTTCTTACGCCAAGCCCGAAGAGTACGGATATCAACCTCCATCTTGTCACAGATTTGTTGAACCGAGAGACCTTGACAACGCCACCGCTTAATCAAATCCATTCCCTCGGGAGTTATCCACCAATCGATCTTCCTTGCAAATTTTCCATCGGGGTAATCAGAGAAGACCACTTCACCTACCACTTTTTCCACGCGTAAGCACCTCCATCTTTAGTCTCACTCTATCACAGGCGTTGTCGAGTTGTCAAGTTGCATTAGTTGAGTTGTATCGAGTTGTATGACCTCCAGTTGTTAGTTGAGTTGTAAGCGGTTGTGGTTGTATTTCGTTCCATTCCAAAGGAAATGGAACGCAATACAACTCACGAACCAAACCGCCGATACAACCAGTTCACATATTCAGAAGCCGCGTCGTTTCGTTATTGTTTCATGAGTTGTATTCGGAGTTGTATTCTACAACTTCTCTGAAAAATAACATATGTTTGCAACTAGGGTTGTATGGGGTTGTATCGGTTGTAGTTGTATGGTTGTATCAACGAGTTGTATTCTACAACTTCCAAAGATCGCCTCCGAAGCGGCTCTTGACGAGTTTAAAACTCATATATTGACAAATATGCCTTTGTCATGTTATAATTTTTATGGAGGGGCAGGGGAGATGCCCCAAGAAAGGAGAAATTGAGAATGAACGAAACATTAGAGGTAAGATTCGAAACGAGAGGAAGCGACATCGTTGATGTGATCGAGGTTTGGAGATTTGGAAAGAACGACTACGCAGTGAACTTCATCAACGCCGACTGCTCAGTGAGAGGAACGTTGGCAGAGGTCATGGACGAACTTTACCGCACTTTCAGACCCGAGGACTTAGAGGAGGTAGAGGCATGAAGAAACTGGAAATTAAGAGTTGGTGGGATGGAGACACAACAATTTACAGTCTTGAAACAGAAAACGGAGACGTGATCGGCAGGTACTGGAGTTTTGAAGATGCAAATGAAGCAAAAGCAAAGGAGGAAATGAGCATGAAGAACGCAAACGGACAGGCACAGGTAATCGATTTTGAAATGGATGGAATCCGCTACACGATGACGAGAGTCGGCTACTACTACAAAAAGGAAAACGGCAAGCAGGTGAGAATCGGCAAGGCTGAATGGGATGCCGCTTGGGAGCAGAGCGGAGAGGCTGAGAAGCAGGAGCGCGAAGCAGAAGCCGCAAAGAGCGACAAGGAAGCCGAGAAAGCCATGAAGAAGATCGCGAAGAAGCCCCGCAAGAGCAAGGACATCGCGTTCGAGGGCAACGGAGTGACTCTCACGGAGAAGCAGGTCAAGTTCATCAAGAGAGTTCCCGATGATGACTTCTACGAGAACGGACTGGACAGCACCCTGTGGATTGACGTTCTCTGCGACACCATCGCCGACGAGTTCAACTCGATGTCGGTGGGAGCAATGGTGAGCACGCTCCGCGAGAAAGGCGTGATCTACGTGGACAAGCAGAAAGTTAACGGAAAGTGGAGCAAATACTTCGGATTCACGGAGATCGGACAGAAGATCGTCAAGGAACTGGGTCTCAACTGAGAGACCCTTTGGAAAAGGAGGGACAAATATGGTATTTGTAGTGAACAAGGCGGATAACAAAATTTTGAACAGAATTGATGCGTGGATTGATGGAGCAGTACAGGAAATGAGGGACTGGTGCAAGAAAAAAGGATGGATAATCGTTGACGATGAGATCACCTTCATGGGTGACATGGTCATTTGGGTTGAGTGAGCCGAAACCCCGAAAGGGGTCTGCAGAGGATTGACCACCCTGCACTGACGAGGCAGGTCGCACAAAGCCAAAGGAGGGCTAGACAATGAAAGTTACATTCACAATGGAAAAGGCAACCAAGAACACAATTAGATTCGAAGAGGTCCTGGAATCGGAACTCGCCGCTCCGAAGATCGGAAGCATCTACATTCCGAAGAGCACACTTGGAGAACTCGGATGGAAAGAGGGTGATCAGATCACGATCGAACTGAGCAAGTAGAAAGATCGGCTGTGCTATCGGCGTGACGGGCAGGGAGGGGCAGGAAATATCATTGACAAGTGGGTGTTTGTCATGTTATAATGTTTTTGGGTGGGGGAGTTCCCACTGAGGTCAAAAAGGAGGAAATTGAGAATGAGCGAACAAATTTTTGTGGACAGGACAACAACATGGCACGCAATCGGAAAGGACGTGCAGGAGTGCAAGGACATGGAGCAGGTGCTCAAGGCTTCGGGTCTCGATTACGAAGTGGAAAAGAGACAGGTCTTCATGGACGCGGGTGGAGCGGCAAAATTTAGGGTACAGATTCCGAACAGATTCGTTACAGTAAGGACATCAGATGATCACCCTTACGACGTGGTGTCGGACAAATTTGAGATCATTCAGAACAGAGATGCGTTCGATTTCGTGAATTACATGGGTGAG